GCGGCGGTAAATCTCCAAGAGGAATTCCCAACCCTGAGGTTTCATCTGCAATAGGGATATCAAATTCAGTATAGATTACGTCTAGAGGAGGGGCAAAAAGGTCCTCGGTTATCAATAGATTCTCGTTGTTCAATAACGACACACCTGAGACTAGGGGATCATTACCCTGCTCTATCGTAAAAACAAAGGTATTGGCTCTAAAGCCGCTAGAGTCTAGGGCTCGGATTGTATCTGTAATCCTAATGCGCTGGATGGTTCGATTAAGGTTAGGGTCTGGATTAGGATTAGTGGGTAGATTTTCATTATAGGTCGTAAAATCTGTGGATGATTGATAGAGTGAGGCATTATTAAGGGACAAGAAATAAGTCTTTAAGTTAAAATAAGCATACTGTCTAGCTGGGTGAAAGTTTAATTCAAAATCTGTCAGGTTAAAGAACATTTCGGTTGTAAAGTCGTAAATTAGCGTTAAATTATCAGCAGGATTAAAAAAGGTTAATTGGTAGAAAAGATGGCCGTCTTGGCGATAAAACATGGCTGTAGATTGACCTGGAAACTTGACGTTAGCTAATTTGTAATCGATGCCATCTGTAGATATTGGAGAGAAGGTTTGACCAGTATAAACCAATATAACAGGAGCATTGTTTTCATTTACTCCAAGCCATGCAATATACTTATCGGAAGCATCAATGGTTGATACGGATATGCAGCCATAGTCTATGTTGATTGTGGAGTTTCTTAAGTAGTTTTGTGTTCCACCGACTTGCGTCCATATTTCACAAACAGCGGTACCAAAAACTAAAATATTATTTCCCTGTCCGGGCAGCCTCATAATCGCTATTGCGTAATCAGGTTTTGTTTGTAATGCAAATTGAGTTGTGAGAGCAATAGTGGTGGGTGTAGCAAAAGAAAATGCATACCACGCTGAACCGTTAGGCGTTCTATTGCCGTTACCAAATAGAAAGAAAGTATTATGGTATTCGACGTAATTTGGTATCAGTGTTCCGAGTCCACCTTGAATTGTTATGTTGGGCAGAAGAGAATGATTGTAGATATAGGCATTCAGTCCATCGACCAAGCATATCTGAGAGTTTAAATTCTCATCCATAAATACTTCGCCGACCGCAGTTACTAAGTTACCAATGAATGTTATTGTTAGATTTGTTTCAATCCTATAGACACCTTGGCCAACGACTGCTAGTAGGAAATTACCTCGGATACTTGTGAACAGCCCTCTTCCTTCTCCCCCTGCTACAAATTCTAAGATACGCTGATAGCCTGCGGTATTGCATATCCATTTATCGGTGATAAACATATTGACGGTAGTGGCGGAGGATATTTTATTATAACGACCAAAGGTGCTAGACCCAACTACGTTGACTTTCTCTTGCTTTGCTTCTCCTGCGGTCTTTCTCATGTTCACTCATATAAGTTATTAAACTGTCCACCCTTTACCGAGATTCACCTGTCCGTAATTAATCGAACTCTTATTTGTTATCGTACTAATTTTATTAATGGTCAAGTCCATTGGGCTAGAGCGCTTAGATATCATTTGCGTGTATTGTAAAAGTTGTTTAATCATCCCTTGCGGAGGAACAAAGTTATAGGCAGTACATAATCGTTCAGCTAATCGGTATTGTAAGTAGTTGATATAATACTGGTCTAATCCTGAGGGGAAGAAAGTTAAATTAAAAGGTCCATTGCGGGTACTAAAGTTTGAGAAAGTAATATTATCTATTCCTGGATTTACGCCCGCTGTTTCTACAACAATATTTTCACCAAATGAATTAGTTAAAATAAATTCTAATCCGAAGATGCCGGCTGTTACATGATTGATTACACCGGTGTTTATGAAAGCAACCAAGGCGTTGGTATCTGCATATGCACCTTGTAAATCAAAGCCATTAATCACAAGCTGTCCAGGCTGAATAACAAAGTTTCTGGGAGGTGGTGGTACGGGTGCGGTATATACAATTGTCGGTATACCCAAATTACCTTGTGTAGTGTTTACGGATAAGTCTTGAGACGCAGTTACACTTTGTAACCTAAATAAACCCGTCAACTCCATTGGGTAATTAATATCAGGAAAGAAATAAATAAATAGATTAGATCCCCCCAGTGTTCTTTCACAATGCCAATTAAACGGTAAAGACAATACGTTCTGCGTTCTTCCTGTTCCAAAATATTGGTCTCTAGGATTCTTGCGCATTTGATAACGTATTGACTGAATGAAGAAGGTTAAAGTCTCAGCCTCGGATAGATTCGGAATGAAGTACTTTTCTTGTCCAGCAACGGCATTAAACTGATACGAAGAATTGAAATAAGGAATCATATCCTCTTCAATCGCCGTATCAGATAATATTTCGTTTAGCTTATCAAGGCCAACCTCAAATTGGTCCCCCGCCACTGTCTGAAACTGACGCGAGACTATACCAGAGGTATAGAAAGCCTCATTTATCAGCTTTGTGACGGGGTAAGTCATCGACTGCCCTTATAACTGATCTACGTAAGATATAACATTTAAAGTTACGTTTGATGCTGCATCGGTTTTCCAGTCAATGCTAGGTGTAGCATTGCAAGGACAACGAATATCATCAATTTTCAACACACCGGCAGCAGAACCACTCATTAGAGCAGTACCGACAGCCGAAGCCGATCCAGTGGGTCTTATTGCAACAAAATTACCTGCGGCATTAGGCGTCAATCGCACTTCAAAATTTACATCTGTTGCTAGAGCCGGAACAGCAGCACTAATATTCTGTGCAGTGAAGGCAGCAGCAAATCCGACTGCTTTCACCTCGATTGCTGTGTTGTACCACATAGTGCGTGATTGTGTAACGCCTGTTTGTGTAAATCCTAATACTAAAGTATTTGGAGCTGCCGTAGCGTCAGTTCTAATTGTTCCTACACGTCTGAACATATCATAACCAACAGGTAAAGCGGGATTGGTTGCGCTTAAAGATAACAAACATGCTACTGGCACAAATTCGAACCCACCAACATCGCCTGCCGTAGAGCTACCAATAACAAACACATTGTAATAACTATTTGCAGCGAGAACACCAACGTCTAAACCATTTACGCCATTGTTTCTAACGCTAATAGTGGTGTTAGGTGCATTCGCATCTATAACTAGTTCGTTTGGATTTCCAGTCAGTGTTGCATTTGCTTGCGTAATTGTTGGCCTCAAAATAATGTCATTGACATCGGTTGAATCACGAAATGCGCCTGGAGTTACAAGAACATGAGTGGTATCTAAGAAAAGTAGATTGCCACCATTTACAAATAAGTTACCCAAGTTTTTCATTGGGGCTAAGGGTAATCGCAGTGTCATATATTTAATCCTTTCATTAAGGTTGCAAAGAGGGAGCCCGAAGGCCCCCTAGTTCACTACAATGGGAAAATTAACGCCAAGGCGTACTCATCGACCAAAGTCGATCCCCAAATTGCATCATGTATCATGCCCATTTGGTTTTGACCAAACAAAGTACCGTAGTACATACGTAAGGAAACGCCCGTTTCAGGATCGTTTTCATTGGCAGTTGGGAACGGTATTTGATCTGGTAGTCTTGGCATCGCCAAGAACAAGGGATCCCCAGCGGTTATTAACCCAGCGCGATGGCTTGGAAGTACTTTAGCCTGCATGCCTATAGCTACCTGCACATTTAAATTTTGTGCATTTGTTGGCGCAGCTTGTAGGAACGGGAAAATAGGTATAGTTACAACGCCGCCAGCGGTAGCGCCAACATTTGCTAATGCTCTTACCTGCACAGAGTTAGCAGAAACTTCATGGCCTATAAATGTTCTGTAACGAAGATTGGGTTGCCCTGCTACACCATCGCTAAATTGAATTTTATCGTTCAATAGAATTGCATTAGCGTCATTGGCTGTAGCGCCACCAAACGAAATTGTATCAATTGAGTTGTCTGGACCATTTTGCGTGAATCCAGTAACCGTCAATACTGTTGCTGCATTTCCAACGTTTCCTGATACATGAATTGGCAACAAGTTTGATTGATACCAATCGCAGTTTGAGAATTCGCCTAATTCCCATGAATTAGCAATTCTGTTATTGCGATCTAAAGCAAACTGGTTTAAGCCGCTTCCTACGATGTTAGGTACAACCGTATCGCCTAAGTAACCTTTTGCTTTGCCTGTTGCGGAACCGAAGTTACGGAACAATGCAAGAGCGTTAGCTAATTGTGTATAGGTGTTGATTGGGTTTACGCCATCGCCAAAGAATCTAAATGTGTGAGTTACAGCATTTTGAGCAATGTTGGCTTCAATCTTGGCACCAATTTCTTGTGTGGCTGCTTTACCAAATCGTTGCATATAATCTTCAACGTTGAAGATGAATTGCTGAGAGGTGAAAGCATAAGAAGTTGAAACAGCATTTTGACAGCTCAGAGCTTGAACTCTTTGGTCTGCGGGTTGGAAAGCTGCAACTAGAGAACCAACGGTCGTCATTCTTGGAGGTAAATCGAATGTTACCGTGTCACCTAAGTTTCCGATAAGTTGTTCAAAGTTTTTAAATTTAGTATTTGCTGTAGATACAAAACAATTTAAGTTTTGTAAGAAAGCGAGTGATGACATTTGATATGTCTGCACTTGCTGTAGAATATTTGCTGGAACGGCCATAGCTAGTGATTCCTTTCGCTAAGAATTAATCCTGGCGAGGAAACGATAGCTTGGAACTTTGCGCCTAGCCTCTAAGCCAAGGTGCGTTTTTGAAGTCCTTCAGCGACATTTTACCGTTGTCCGCGCCTACCATAGACGGTTTAGGACGTGACAAAGGAGCTGGTGCATTAACGGCAGTTGCTTTGGCTTGTAAATTGGACTCTATTGACTGAGACAGTTTTTGTAGCTGTCTTTTAGCCAGTTTATCTGACTTAGTCGCTAAAGCATCAATTTCCTGAAGCTTTGAAGGATTCTTAGCCAGTTCATACATAATCTCTGGCGTATGTTCCATACCAGCGGCAAGCATGACAGCATTTGGGAATTTATCCGGCTCGAAGTCGCCCATCACTTCGTTAAAGTCATCAAAGAGCTGAGAACCTTTACCCATCTTTAGGTAATATTGCTCAGCGATGCCTCTTAACTCCGCTTCTTGCTGCGCCTTCACTGCCTCATCGCGGTGGTGTGCAAGTTCATCTAAGAACTTGTTGTACACCCTATCCTCAATGGCAGCCACATCAAGTGAACCTCCCCCTGGCTGTCCAGGCTGGGAACGCATCCTTTCTAATTCTGCCTGATGTGCAGCCTCGGCTTCCTGCCGGGCTTTTTCAGCAGCACGAATCTTTTCCCGTTTAACGATGTCATTAACTTGGCTCGCTGTAAGCATCTTTTCAGCGCTTGCAGGTGCCGCAGTATCCATTACTGCATTCTCTACATTGTCTTCCATAACCCACTATTTCCCCGTGACGGTAATCCTCGTGTCGCTGAGCGCGGCCAGATAATCCTTAACTGGCGAAGTTAACCTCGTAACGCAGAGCGCGAAGCAGAGCAAGTCCGCTTAATATTAAGGTTAGTAGGGCTTGGAAAAAATGCAAGAAATAACAAAAACTGAGAGGTTCCATTCCTGTGACTTAATTACCGCAATTGCGGTAATTCCAACCGCAGCTGCGGTGAAAATAAATAAAATATGTGCTACGAGAATAAAGACCTATAATTAAATACAAGTTCATTTATAAACTAGTGATTGGTTGTATATCAACACATCTACCAATTTGTTACCAATTTAAGAAAAGTGGTAAAATGTTCTCAGGATAGATAGGAGTAAATACATGAGAATTGATAGTTTAAATAAATTTCATGAATTAAGAGCCGCAGGGTATCCAGAAGATCAGGCAAATATTTTAGCCAGGTCATTTGCTGATGCAAGCGAGTTAGAAGCAGACGTTATAATGAAACCAGAATTTCAAATAATATTAGGATCCATTGAGGATCAAATTCAAAACATGGGAAATCGTCTAGAAAAAGATATAAAGAATATATCAATTGTTTTAGAAAAAGAAATAACTCACGTATCACACGTAATGTATCTCTTCGGATCAATAATTGTAGCTACAATCATAGTAGATATAGTTAAAGGCTTTTTTATACATTAATCCCCGATAGTTCAGTTGGTAGAATAAGTGACTGTTAATCACTGGGTCGGCGGTTCGAGCCCGTCTCGGGGAGCCAATTAAAAAATGGAGTCTATGAAAAGGAAGCTATTAAAAAAAATATATAAAACTTTTGGTAAGTCAGCCTTCATGGATAAAAAGGTAAGACAAAACCTAGATATTTTCTTTGTAGATGTAACACGGTACATAATAGAGATACGTGGTTATAAATATTATCTCCCTTTGAGGGCTAGAAAATGTTTAAAATCAGAAGGCTTGCTTACAATATATGAACTAATATTTTCATCTAGGAAAGATCTAACCTGTATACCGAATCTAGGGAGTGTTACGCATAGACATATAAATGATTTCTTGAGTAGTTTTGGATTATCCTTAAACCATAATTATGGTTATTACGACCCTTATAAAAATTATACTTATAATTCACAACCCATAGATTCATTCTCGTCAAAAATATCTAAATTACACGATAAAATAAACGTAAAAGGAAAAGAGGAAGAATTAAAAAACGAGAACATAGCAAGGACTAAACTAAGAATGGCCATAGAAGATTATATCGATACTAAAGTAAAATTCAAGAAGAACATATCAATTCTCCTTAAAAAAAACATAACTATTAATGTAACTATCCTGTAACCGTCTTACCCTTAGATTTTGGCTTAGCTACTTTCTTTTTCTTAGCATGAAGCATCTTGTTAGCCTTAGCATCTATCTTAGTCTTAGCACTTTCAGATAGTTTTCCTGCCTTCTCCATCTGGGAGGCGCGTGCTTTTGCATTTGCTGCGTGACTTCTATTTTCCATTGGATACTTTCGCTCCGAAGGTATTCCAAATTCTTTAGATGGTATCTTCTTTCTGGCTTTGGATGTTAACTTGCTCATTAAATCTCTCCAAGTAAGTTGCGAGGTTTTTAAATAACTCTACATTATCTTTTAGCAGACCCAAGACTTTATTGCATCTATCACATATCCAACCTCTAAAATTTTCAGTTTTATGACAATGATCAAATACAATTTGCCTATTAAACTCATTACATACTTCGCATACATTTGGTCTCGGACGGCCAGCTTTTTGTTGTAGTTCTAGTTCTTTTTTATTTTTCCATTTTAAATATCTACGCCTATATCCTTCAGGGTCTTTTTTCCTTTTGTTATTTTGGGAAATTCGATCATTCTCTCGGATTTTCTCTAAATTATTCATCCTATATTTTTTTTTAGCTTTTATATTGGTTTCAGGGTGTTTTTCCCGATATCGTTTAGCTTGTTCCAATACTTTATCTTTATTCTTAGCTCTCCAAGTCTTAACATATTCATAATTTTTCATGATATATCACTAAAAACTATATCATATCACGATTTAATGTAAAAATAAATCTTATAGTGGATATGCACCATTAGTCATTTTCATACGCCATTTTCGTGCTCCTCCTTGAGCTCTCGGATTTTTCTTTCGACTGTTAAAAGAAAATCAATAAAACAAGAATCATTTTTAAATTCAAATTCCTTTT